AAATAAATAGGTTTATTGTTGTTATTTATATGACTTACAAAGGAAGATATAAAATAAAAAACCCTGAGAAGTATAAGGGCAATCCCACAAAGATTATTTATAGATCCTCTTGGGAAAGACAGGTATTTAAGTGGTGTGACACAAATCCTGATGTTTTACAATGGTCAAGCGAAGAGATTGTCGTTCCATATCGTTGTAAAACAGACAGAAAACTTCATAGATACTTTCCGGATGTTTATATCAAGACAAAAGATAAGGAGTATTTGATAGAAATCAAACCAAAGAAGGAAACAAAACCACCCAAATCACGTAAAAAAACAAAACGTTACCTCAGCGAAGTAATGACCTACATTAAGAACACCTCGAAGTGGGAGGCTGCCGAAGAATACTGTGCAGATCGAGGTCTCATCTTTCAGATTTGGACAGAAGAAACTTTGAAGGGAATGGGGATTAAATTGTTGACCTAATCATATAAATAGATGCATGGCCAAATCTCATTTTGACAAACTTCAAGCAGATGCTTTTCGTTCGGGTGTTCAACCTCGTACCGAAGAGTCGCTGAAGTGGTTTAAAAAGCGTCTTAGTAGCATCACATCAATCAATCGAAATAAGATACTGAAAGACGAGAATTTGATCAAAGTGAACAGACCTCTTACTGGTCGTATGTTCATGTACTTCTACGATCCAAAGACCAAAGAAACTCTTCCATACTACGATAAGTTTCCGCTCATCCTTATGGTTGATAAAGCGCCAAAGGGTTTCTATGGATTGAATCTTCACTATCTCGATCCAAAGAGAAGAGCGATCTTCTTTGACAAGTTGAGAGATTATATGACCAACAAGAAATACAATCGAAGTACAAAATTTAAACTATCCTATGGTCTTTTGTCCGGAGCTCAGAAACTCAAAGAGTTTGAGCCGTGTTTCAAAAGATATCTTACCTCACAAATCAAATCAAGAGTATCAGAAGTTCCGGCAACCGAATGGGAAGCCGCACTCTTCATGCCGACCGACCAGTTTGTGAAGAATAAGAGACAAACTGTCTGGAATAAATCACGTAAACTCATAGCATAATGTCTTTAGTCAACAAAGTTCAAGGTCTCATAAGTCCAACCACAATCGACGACTTTAAGTCAGTCATTGGTCGAAGAAGTGGATTGGCGCCGGCGAATCGTTTTGCGATCTTCATGAATCCACCTTCTCAGACTCTTCTGAATTTGGATTTGCAAAACGCAGCATCAAACCTTTTGAGTGGAAACTTTGGGCCAGGACAATTCGTAAACGATCCAAGAGACGTTGCTATTCTTTGTGAGAGTTGTTCTTTGCCCGGTCGTCAGATACAAACATTGGAAAATCAACATTTGAATTATCGCCAAACCGTAAAAATTCCTCAAGGATACTTTAATGAAGACGTGAACTTTGTCTTTCACCTGACCAACGATTATCATATGAAGAAACTTTTTGATCGTTGGCTTGATATGATTGTCAATTCCGAAACATATAATGTTGCATACAAAAAAGAATACGTTACCGACGTAACTATACAACAGTTAAATCAACAGAATGTTCCGGTGTACGGCGTGAAGTTAAAGAACGCTTTTCCGGTAACAGTTAATACGATTGAACTAAATAACTCTTCTACCGAAACACAAAAATTGAATGTCACACTGACATACGAAGACTATGAAACCGAAGGATCTATCGCCTCCTCCATCGGTGGTGTTAAAAATGTAATAGGAGGCGTACTTAATAGATTATTATAAATTATGCCATTACCAGTATTAGAAACGCCGACGTACAATTTAGTTGTACCATCGACAAAAAAGAAACTTAAGTATCGTCCTTTTCTTGTAAAAGAAGAGAAGATACTTATGATTGCTCAAGAATCAAACGATGCCTCTCAAATAGAATCATCAATAAAAGAAATAATTAAAGCATGTACATTTGGAAAGATGGATGTGGATTCTTTAATGACTTACGATTTAGAATACATTCTTCTCAAATTGCGAGAAAAGAGTGTAGGAGAGTCTAGTGAATTTTCTTTGTCGTGTAAAAAATGTGGAGCTAAGAATAAAGTGACTGTCAACCTCAATGATGTTGCAGTTGATTTCCCAGAAACAGTTCCTGATAGTAATATAAAATTGTCTAAGGGTGTGGGTATAACGCTCTCTCCAGTTTCAATTAAGAGATTGGGAAACATAGACGAGAATGATATCAACTCAATTATCTCTACAGTAATAGAAAGTATATATGATGAAGAAAAGGTATATCCTGTCAATAATGTCGGCAAAGAGGAACTAGATGCTTTCATTGATTCTTTTACTCATAAAAATTTAGAAGAAATTCAGAATTTTGTTAAAAATCAACCAACACTAAAACATACAGTTACTTTTAAATGTTCGGAGTGTGGACATGAGAACACATATACATTAGAGGGAATCCAATCTTTTTTCTAATTTGCCTTTCTCACGATTCACTCGCCAATCACTATCAAACTAATTTTTCCATGATGCAACATCATAATTATAGTTTATCAGAATTAAATAATATGATTCCGTGGGAAAGGCAAATATATGTTTCTATGTTATTGGATTGGATAAGAGAAGAAAACGAAAGGTTAAAGAAAAACCATGGCTGAAGAAGCATCATTTTTAGGAGTCATAGAAAGACTTAGAGAAGAAGGACAATTAGATCGGAATAGTGGATCTAATTCTATCAAGTCTTTGAAGGAAACATTCAAAAAAGAACTTACAAGAGAGGGACAACTCACTCGAAATAAGGGGACAAATTCTTTCAAATCTTTGACGGAGGCCATAGTCGGTAACGACCTTGCAAAAGCAGAAAACGATAGAGAACAAAAAGATCTCCTTCAATCCATTGCTGATGGTACTAACAAACCCAACAAAGAAATTCAGAAGAGTGAAGAGAAAAAAAGTAAAGGGTTCCTTGACGGACTTCTTGGATTCTTCGGAAAATTTAAAGGATTTTTGCTCAAAGGATTTTTAACACCTCTTTTAAAAGTATTTAGGGGCCCACTGTTGAAAATTTTTGGAGGTTTGGGGACAGTATTCAAAAGAGTTTTCTTGCCGATTACTTTGGCCATTGGTATATTCAGGGGGATTGTTGAAGGAATAAAGGGATATAAAGAGGGCGGTATAATGGGTGCCATCGAAGGTTTCTTTAGAGGATTTATCGATGGTCTTGTAGGAGATATACCGGACTTACTTAAAGGTTTGATTTCAACAGTCGCCGGATTTTTTGGATTGGATGCTTTTGGAGAGAAGATCAACAAGACAATTGACGATATAATTGAAGGTATTAAGGGAATTTTCACTGGAATCTTTGATTCATTAGTCGGTCTGTTCACTGGAGATACTGAATTGTTTCAACAAGGGCTTTTCGATATAATTGAAGGTATTAAGGGAATTTTCACTGGAATAAAGGATGCGATTCTAGTTGCAGTTGAAGAATTTGGGCCAACGATTGTAGCATTCTTTACCGATACTGCTATTCCCTTTTTAAAGGATACCCTTTTACCAAAAGTTCTTGAAATTGGTCAAAACATCGGAAAGGTCTTAAGTGAAACTTTTTTCGATATCATTGACTTTATAAAGGAGACAATAGCTGGTTTAATACCGGAACCATTAAAGAAAGCAGGAGGTTTTTTTAAAAAACTCTTATCTCCAGCGAAAAGAGACGGTGAGACGGTAATGCCTGTTGATCCTCGATATGCAAATGCAATTTCTGCCGCAAGCAGGATTAATAAGGAAGATTCTCCGGAGACTGATAAGAAAAAACTTGTTCAGGAGGCCGCTGATAAATTTTCAGCAAATGAATTAAAAACATTGAGTCGCGTTGACTCCGCTATTAAGGGTGGTGAAGTTGACCTTATGGATCCTGATGCAGCATTAGAGAGTCTTGGTCTTTCAGAAAAAGAAAGAAAAGAGCTCGGGCCCATCATAAAAGAGATGCTCGAAGCAGAGACAATTCGTACACTGAACGAAATAAATTTTACCGAGGGTAGTGATGAATTATTAATGGATGAATCCGTATCTCGTGATTTAGTAGTTGCCGAAGCGGGAGTGGCGGCTTTCAATAGGGCAAATAATGAGGGACTCAAACCAATTGAAACTGTAACACCTGCCCAAGGGGCAGAATTAGAAGTTGGAGCGTCAAATATCGCTGACGCAAAATCACAACCATCTACTGTTGTAGTATCAGGAGGAGAAGGAGCTCCACAAACTACAGTAGTGAACAATAGTAACACTACATTCAACGGCAGTGAGCATCCAGAAGAGTCAAATGTCCTAA